TTTACTACTGCAGGTGTTTCTAATGATACAGTCTTTGATAATACTGCGTTTGAAGATATTACTGATAATACAAGAATAGAGACTGAAGCGGATGCAATTATAGACTTTACTGAACATAATCCTTTCGGTGAACCATAATGCTAGGTAATGATCATTTTTATAATAGGACAATTCGAAAGATTGTTGTTGGATTTGGTTCAATGTTTAATGATATTCATGTTGTCAGATATAATACTGCAGGCACAACATCATATGAAAGTTTCAAGATTCCTTTAAATTATGGACCAAAAGAAAAATATGTTACAAGAATAACTACTGATCCAACTCTGACAAAATCTATTGCAACTTCAGTGCCAAGAATGTCATTTGAGATGACAGGAATGTCCTATGATTCATCACGAAAATTACCATCAACATTGATGAATTTTGCAGGTGAAACTAATACGGCAATCAAAACTCAGTATGTTCCTGTTCCATATGACTACCAATTCTCATTATCAGTATATGTCAGAAATACAGAAGATGGAACACAAATATTAGAACAAATATTACCTTTCTTTACACCAGACTTTAATATTACGGTAGATTTTATTCCTTCTATGGGTAAAAAATATGATATGCCCGTTATATTAAATTCAGTATCTAATGAGACAAGTTATGAAGGTGATCTCATGTCAACCAGACTTATTATCTGGAATATGGAATTTACATTGAAGGGTTATATCTGGCCTCCTGTTCAAAGCGCAGAAGTTATTAGACAAGCAAATACAAGTATATTCATTGAAACAAGAACAAAAGATGCTCAAAAAGTTTATGTAGATTATGCAAACGGAACCAGTTATTTCACATCTAATGAAACTGTTCGTGTTGAAGACCGAAATGTCTTTGGTGAACTATTGTACTTTAGCAATACAAGTTCAGGAACTGTTGTTGTAGGATATCTAAATGATCTATTGCAAGTAGGAGATAAATTGGTAGGTGATAGAAGTAATGCATCATATATAATTAAAACATTAGATACTAATCCATTAAAATCTATGCTTATTGTTACCACTCCTAAGCCTATAAATGCTGCGCCGGATGATGAATTTGGATTCTCTGAAACAGTAACTAATTTTCCTAATATATCATGAATAAATTAAACTCAAAACTATCAGATATTTTTGATATAGAACCAATTGATCTTGAAGATGGAGTTGTTGTTCCGCATTCTATATCTGATGATGATGCTGAATATGCAAGAACTAACATTAGGGCTTTGATTGAAAAGGGCACTGACGCAATGGGTGATCTATTATCTGTTGCGAAGGCTTCTGAACATCCAAGAGCCTATGAAGTTGCAGCAAACTTCATCAAAAATCTTGCTGATTTAAATAAAGATTTGCTTGAGATACAAAAGAGAAAGAAAGAACTTTCTGGTGAAAAAACCAGCAATACATTGAATGTGGATAAAGCGGTCTTTGTTGGCTCTACAACCGAATTAGTTAAATTTCTAAAAGATAAAGGTAATCATGGAACTATTGATTCAACAACTTAAAGTAATTTTAGGTACAAATTTTGGTTTGTATTTAAAGTCACACAACTATCATTGGAATATTGAAGGTTCAAATTTTCCCCAATACCATGATTTTTTAAACACATTTTATACTGAAGTTTTTGCACAAACTGATCCTATTGCAGAACATATTCGATACTTAGATTCATATGCACCTGGTTCATTTTCAAGATTCCTAGAACTATCTGCTGTTGAAGAAGCAACAACTGTGCCTGATGCACATACAATGTTTATTACATTGAATGGAGATAACGACAAATACATTATGCAATTAAGAGCAGGTATTGTTCTTGCTGAAGAAGCAGGTGAACCTGCTGTTAGTAACTTTTTACAGGAACTTCTTGGTGCTCATCAGAAGAAAGCATGGATGCTGAGAAGTATCATAAAATAAATGTCTGACGGTTATTTAGGAAATGACAGACTCAAAAGAGTCGGTATTGAAATATCTTATACTGAAGAGCAGGTCAAAGAGATACTGAAATGTGCTGAAGATCCAGTATATTTTATTAAAAATTATGTAAAGATTGTCAATGTGGACTTAGGTTTGGTTCCCTTTGAAATGTGGCCATTTCAAGAGAAAATGGTTGAACAATTTCATGATAATAGATTCTGTGTATGTAAAATGCCACGACAGGTTGGTAAAACAACCACTACTATTGGATATATGTTATGGAGTGTGCTATTTCAAGCTGAATACACTATTGGTATTCTTGCGAACAAAGGATCATTGGCCCGTGAAATTCTTGGCAGATTACAGAAATCCTATGAATATTTACCTCTTTGGTTGCAACAGGGTATTATCACATGGAATAAAGGTAATATTGAATTAGAGAATGGATCAAAGATTTTTGCATATGCAACCTCTGCATCAGGTGTTCGTGGAGGAACATACAACTTAATATTTCTTGATGAATTTGCATTCGTTCAGCAGAACATGGCAGTTGAATTCTTTCAATCTACCTATCCAGTTATATCTTCGGGTAAGACAACAAAAGTTATTATCGTATCTACACCTAATGGATTGAATCAATTCTATAAGATGTGGACAGATGCAATAGAAAAAAGATCCACATATGTACCGATTGAAGTTCATTGGTCTATGGTTCCAGGCCGTGATCAAGCATGGAAAGATGAAACTATTAGAAATACCAGTGAAGAGCAGTTTCGGCAAGAATTTGAAACTGAATTTATTGGATCTTCTGCAACTCTGATTTCAGGTGCAAAACTAAGAAGTCTTGCATTTCATAATCCGATATCTTCAATTGAAGGATTTGATATCTATGAAGAACCTATCATGGGTAGATTATATATTTCAACTGTAGATTGTGCCGAAGGCGTTCAGCAAGACTATTCAACAATCAATGTTTTAGATGTTACTCAGACACCATATAGACAGGTTGCTAAATATAGAAATAACAAGTTACCTTTATTGTTTTTTCCAACTGTTATCTATTCAGTTTGCAGAAAATACAATGAAGCATTTGCGCTAATTGAGACTAATAACATCGGTCAACAGGTCGTTGACATTTTACATTATGACCTGGAATATGAAAACGTATATAAGTTAGAGCATCACCACATTAAAGGACAGAGTATATCTGCTGGTTTTAAGAAAGCTACCAGTTTTGGTATTAAGACTACTAAAACTGTCAAAAAGATTGGTTGTGCAAATCTGAAGACTTTGGTAGAAAACAATAAACTGATTATTAACGATTTTGATACCATTGCGGAAATGAATACTTTCGTAAGAGTCCGGGATAGTTATGCTGCCGAAGAAGGAAATAATGATGATTTGGTTATGGGGTTAGTATTATTTGCATGGTTAACTGCACAATCATTTTTCAAAGATTCAACTAATATTGATATCCGAAAATTGATGCTGGCCGAACAAAATATGTACTTTGAAGAAGATATGGCACCCGTAGGAATCTTTGATGATGGTAGAACTGAAGAAGTTATTGTGGATAATGGTGATGTTTGGACGGAAAGAGGGTATTTATCCTCAACTTTGTAAAAAACTAAATAGATAATTAAAACGAATTGACCCGATAACATAAGGAGAAATCCATGGCATTTCAATTATCACCCGGTGTAAATGTATCAGAAATTGACCTGACTACAATTGTACCTTCTACTGCTACATCTATAGGCGGTTTCGCAGGTGTTTTTGCTTGGGGCCCTGTAAATCAGATTACAACTATATCTAATGAAGATATTCTTGTCAAAACTTTTGGCAAACCTGATTCTAATAATTATGAATACTGGTTCTCTGCTGCAAACTTCCTTGCATATTCAAATAATCTAAAAGTTGTTCGTACTGCTAGTGCGACCATGAAAAATGGAACAACAAAAACATCTGTATTAATAAAAAATAACGATGATTGGTTGGATAACTTTTCTAGTGGTGCAAATACCTATGGAGAATTTGCTGCAAAATTTCCAGGTGCAATAGGAAATACACTTAGCGTTTCTATGTGCGATGCAAATACCTTCAGTACATGGGCATATAAAGCAAACTTTACGGTAACTCCAAACACTTCATCATATGTTTTAAGTCAAGGCGGTGCTAATGATGAAGTTCACATTGTTGTTATTGATACAGGTGGACAATTTACAGGTATAGCAGGCCAAGTTATTGAAAAGTTTGGTTTTGCATCAAAAGCATCTGATGCCAAAGACGATGCAGGAAACACAAACTACTATAAGAATGTGATAACAAACAAATCACAGTATATTCGTTGGTTGTCACATCCAACATCAAATGGTGCAGCAACATATTCAAATGCTAACTCAACTTGGGGTAATACTGCATCACTTACTCAATTCTCTAAGCTGGCAGCTAATGTCACACTTGCTATTGCAGGTGGATTAGATGGTACTCCAGTTGCAGCAAATGTCATTACTAGTTATGGACTATTCTCTAGTGCAGAATCAGTTGATGTTTCATTGATTGTTACTGGTCCATTAGCAGTTACAGTTGCAACAAGTTTAATTACAATTGCTGAGGCTCGTAAAGATTGCATGGTATTCTTATCACCTGCTAAAGCAGATGTTGTTGATAATGCAGGATTAGAAGCCGCAACTTGTGTTACAACAGCAGGTACTTTAGGCACATCTTCATATGCATTTATGGACTGTAACTGGAAATATCAATACGATAAGTATAATGATGTATATCGTTGGCTACCATTGAATGGTGATATTGCAGGAATATGTGCAAAGACAGACTTAGAAAGAGATCCATGGTTCTCACCAGGTGGTGTAAATCGTGGTCAGATCAGAAATGTTATTAAACTAGCATGGAATCCAACAAAATCAGAAAGAGATACATTATATGTTGCCGCTGTAAATCCAGTTGTTACATTCCAAGGAGAAGGTACAATTCTGTTTGGTGATAAGACACTATTGACAAGACCAAGTTCATTTGATCGTATCAATGTCCGCCGTCTGTTCATCACTCTTGAGAAGTCAATTTCAAGAGCAGCAAGATCATCAATGTTTGAATTTAATGATCAATTCACAAGGGCTCAATTTGTTAATTTAGTTGAACCATATCTGAGAGATGTTCAAGGTCGCCGTGGTATTACTGACTTCCGTGTTGTTTGTGATGGTACAAATAATACCGGAGAGGTAATTGATCGTAATGAATTTGTTGGTGATATTTACATCAAACCTGCTCGTTCAATCAACTTTATCCAACTTAATTTCGTTGCGGTTCGCACTGGCGTATCGTTTGATGAAATTGTTGGTAAGTTCTAATAAATAAAAGAACAGGAGAACTAATATGGCTTTTAGCGTAAATGAATTCAGAGCACAAATGCAAGGTGACGGTGCTCGTCCAAACCTATTTGAAGTATCTATGCCTTTCCCTGCATTTGCAGCACCAGGAAATTCGCAAACTAAACTTACGTTTATGTGTAAGACAGCAGCATTGCCAGGATCAGCAGTAGGCGTTGTTCCTGTCACATACTTTGGCCGTGAGTTAAAGTTTGTAGGAAATAGAAGTTTTCAAGATTGGACAATTACTATTATCAATGATGAAGACTTTGGAATTCGGAATGCATTTGAAAGATGGATGAATGGTATCAATAGCCACAATCTAAATGTCCGTAATCCACTTGCACTTTCACCTCTTGGTTATTCAGTGGATGGTGAAGTAACACAATTTGGTAAAGCAGGAAATTCTCTCAAGAAATATAAATTTGTAGGTCTGTTCCCAACGGACCTTTCACAGATTGATGTTGATTGGGGTTCAAATGATACAATTGAAGAATTCTCAGTAACTCTTGCCTATCAATGGTGGGATTCTGTAGAATCAGGTGTAGTGTGACGAAGGGGGGCCAATTTGGTCCCTCTTCTATTTACTTTGAAATGGTATAATAATGGCAGGAATAAAATTATTTGGATTTACATTAGGTAGAAGAGATGTTGTGCAGGTGCAAGATCCTGCACAACCATCTTTCGCACTTCCAACAGAGTCGATGGACGATGGTGCGGTTACTATCGTCCAAAATGCTCACTATGGTACATATGTTGATCTTGAAGGTTCTGTTCGTAATGAAATAGAACTTGTTTCTCGCTATCGTGAAATGGCAAATCATCCTGAGTTAGAAATGGCAATTGATGATATTGTCAATGAAGCAATTACTCATAATGATGAAGGAAGAGTAGTAGATATTGTTCTTGATAAACTAAAGCAACCAGTTGCTATCAAGAAGAAAATTGCCGAAGAATTTGATAATGTCCTCAAATTATTAAACTTCAGTAATCTGGCAGATGACCTATTCAAAAGATGGTATATAGATGGTAGAATCTATTATCATGTGGTCGTTGATGAAAAGAATCCTAAACAAGGAATTCAAGAATTACGATTTGTTGATCCAAGAAAGATCCGCAAAGTCAGAGAAATTAAAAAAGGCACTGATCCAAAAACTGGTGCCCTTATCATTACATCTATTGCAGAATATTATGTATATAATGATAAAGGAACTGTTACCCAAACATATACAAGTTCAGTAAATGCAGGACTAAGAATCTCTCCTGAATCCATTCTGAATGTCAATTCTGGTTTGATGGATGCAAAGAATGTCTTTGTAATATCATATCTCCATAAAGCCAT